GCATCCATAATAAAACCGTCAATATATCCCTACTTTAATTAATCTCATACCAGATGAAAATGCTGAATATCTTTGTAGCGCGACACGATTTTTGAGAAATTCAGACATCATAAATGAGAAAATTTAGACCGTTTCTTAGAAGTGTTTCTGAGGTTCGCCTCTTTGCATCGCCCGCCCCCATTGAGGGTAGGTCATGCAAGGAGGCGAGCTTTTTGTAGCTCCGGGCAGGCGGCAGAAACGTCCTTCCCGGCCTTCTCGTCTCCTCGCCTTGCGTGTTACTTGGCGGCGGTCTTGTCGCCCGTCTGAGCGCCTTCGTCGGTTGTTTTAGTGCCTTCCTCTCGAGCCGCAAGATACTCAGCGACCGGGATGATATACGGTTCCGGAAGGCTCTCAATCTCCCGTTTCCCCGCCTTGACCAAAACGGCATAGACGGGAATCATGTACGATTTTACTTTCATTTATTTTGTCCCTCCTTCCAGTTTAGTAACGCGTTCCTCAAGGGCCGCGTTCTGCTCTGCGAGGGTTGCAAGCTCCTCATAGAGCCCGGCGATTGCCTCGTAGAGGTCAATGTTTTGCTCCTCCGCCTGGTCTGCCCGTTCCCGGCTTATTTCCGAGAGGGGCTTTTTAGGCGTGAGGTATTTGACGTTACTCATTCGTAGGCACCTCCAAATCCAGAGATTGAGACCTCGCCCTCATATCCGGTGTTTTTCGTGATGGTGAAGCGAACGTTTACGCCCCACTTTTCCGCCGTCTTGGCCTCGTTGGTGAAGTTGTAAACACGGTTGATCGCGACCATTGCCGTGATGTCTTCCCAGGTCGGGACGGCGTCGAAAGCATTATTGCAAGCCTCCACCTTTGCGACCGCGCCCTCGATCTTCCAGGTTGGCGTAATGAGTACCTTTGTCGCCCGAGCGTCTGTCTCCTCTGGTGCGGCAAACTGAAAGGCGATGACTGTCTCGTGCTTGCTAAAACCCCAAACCCGCACGGAAGTCGCGAAGTTGCCGTCGACGGCCTCGACGCGGAGCTGATGGCTTCCGTTAGTCAGAACAAGCCAGTTTTCACGGGAAAGCTCGATTGTTTCCTCCTGTCCGAGAGTCGCCTGGAAGCTCCTGATCTCCTCATCGTCGATGTACTCGGTGACGACCACGTTGTCGCCCTCGACGTCCGTGATGGTGTAGTGTTCGGCGAAGCTGCCCGTCTGCTGACCGAGCTCGGTGTCCTGCCCTGAGATGCTCGGCGCGGAGTTGGTGCGTTTGAATGTGAGCTGCCTATAGGCCGTTCCACCCTTGCCGTCCGAAACGGTGATTGTGAGCGTGTTGACCGAGTTAAGGCCCAGAGTGTAGAGCTTTTCTGACGTGATAGTCAAGGAGAGAGCCTCACCCTTCGGCGCGTTGTTGATGGTGCGGAGGCCCTCGTCATTGAGCTTTTCGACCACTGTGAGCGCGTCTCCGTCTGCGTCGGCAACCGTGTAGTTGTAGGTAAATCCGAGGTTCTTGTCTCCGAGGTTTGTGTCTGTGCCGCTGATCGTCGGGGTGCTGTTGACCCGGGTGAACGTCCACGTCCTGGTGGCCGTGCCGCCCTGCCCGTCGTCCACTATCACGCGCACCGTATGGAGCCCGAGCGCGAGGGAGGTGACGGGGACGGTGATCGTGTTGGACGTGTTCCGGGATGGGTTAAAGGTTTTGGTCGTGGCTCCGTCGAGCGACTCCGTCGCCGTGAGGACGTCTCCTGAGTCGTTGTCATTGACTGTGTACTGAATTGTGAAGTCGGCGGTCTTGTCGCCTAAATCCCGGTCTGAGTCAGAAATCAGAGGGGCAGTGTTCAGTACTTCAAGGACGGGGCGGAAACCGACGTTCGCGTTCCGACCCGAGGACGTGTTGCTGCCCCAGCGGCGGGCCGAATAGTACCCACGGTACGCCCGGTACGACGAATTTTCAGAATAGGTCTCTTGGCACCAGGAATCGACTCCGAACCAATTCCAGAACTTATTGTGGCTGCTGTTTGCATCCGTGTCGTTGGTTGAGCTGTCAAGGTCTGAACTGACCGGAGCTGGAAGCCCGGAGATAACCTCCTCGCGGGTAATGAACCTATCCCATTCGTTATTAGTGGGAGTGCCGCCTGCATACCAATCGCCACCTCTTGGGCCTGTTCCGCCTGAGAGTAAGCGGCATTTGTACCTCGCTCCGTCGATCGTGATTTCTTTACCCGTAACATAGCCCTGACCGTTCAGGTCGTCCCAGGAGACCGAGACGAGGATGGCGCGGTCGCAAATGAGGAGGGTTTTATCGCCATCGACGATCTTCACCCATTGGAGCTTATTTGTGTCCGCCGAGGGTGTGTTGCCGATCGTATAGGCTGCCATCGAGCCAGACATTGACGGAATGTTTCCGGTCGAGACATTTGAGTCCCCCGGTGAAGAACCATCATTCCTCCACGGTCTTGTGGGTCGGGGCAGGATTGTACCGTTGTTGTAAAATCCTCCGAGCTTCACGACTCCTAAATATTGAGCCAAATTGCATCTCTCCTTCCACTTTGATGTAGGGGTATGGGGCAAATATTTTTAGGCATAAGGTGTAGGCGCTCGCCCATCGGGCGAACCCGAGCCAGGATTGCGTATCTTGAATGAACTTTTCTTTTGAGAGCTCTCCGGCCTTCACCTTTTCTCCCATCTTTTTAACGCGCCGCTTTGCCTTCCGTTTTGACTCGGTGCGAAGTTCCAGGTGTGTTGTTTTGATTTTGAAGCCATAGGCGTTGACGCCTTGCTTCAAGGGGTAGAGCTTTGTTTTCTTTTTATTGATCTCAATATGCAGCCTTTTGCGTATGAAAGCGACGATCTCCAAAAGCCAGCGTTTCGCCGTCGCGCGGTTCGGTGCGACAATCACAATATCGTCCGCGCACCTGGTGTAGTGCCGAATCCCGAGATGCCGAAGGCAAAGCTGATCGACTTCATTGAGATATACATTTGCGAAGTCTTGCGAGCTGACGTTTCCGAGCGGAATTCCGCGCTTCCCTTCTGGGCTTGAGTCGATAACGATGTCAAGAAGCGTGAGAAAGCGGTCGAAATCCTTGCTTAGCTCCGGGTGCTTTTTCTTGAGCTCCTTCATGCGCTTGCGAATGAGCTTCTTGAGCACCTCCCGGTCAATGCTGTAAAAGAACTTCCGAATATCCAGTTTGACAACAAAGGCATCCTCTCCCCACTTCCATTGAGCGACCCTCATATCGTGAAAGACGCTGAAAGCGGCTCGGATGGAACCTTTGCCGTACTGACAAGCAAATGACCGATCGACGAACACGGGCCGGAAAAGATTTTGTATCTCCTCATGGATGACGAGCTGCACGATTTTATCCCGGAGCTTTGGGATGTTCAAGAGACGTTCCTTTGGTTCGTAAATGGTGATGCTGTGATAGGCGCGCGGCCTGTATTCGATTCTTCCGGTTTGAGCATCTGTTCTCAGTTCCCGCCAGAGTTGGACGTTGTTGCGCTCCCGGCACATGTCATAGAGCACCGCCTCCTTTTTGAACTTGTGCTTCCCTCGGAGCGTCCTTTTGTACGCTGCCTCTATTTTGTCGTAGCCGACGACCTGCTCGTATGGGGACGGTGGCAGAATCGGCGGCACGGGCTTAGTAGGAAAAAGCGTCATAATGGCATCCTTTCTTCGCAGATTGGCTTGGCATTAGTGACTTGTTCATGTGTTTACACCGGAAGCCCCAGTGAAGGATTACCTCTCCCTTGAAGTAAAAGGACTCGTCGACGGAGCCGTAACCACGCCGAACGAAAATACCTACAAGGCGGGGCGGAAACCGATGTTCGCGTTCCGATTCGAGGACGTGTTGTTGTTCCAGTTGCGGGCCGAATTGTACCCACGGTTCGCCCGGTTCGACGCCAAACAGAGATAACCCTATGAAGCAGTATTACTTTTTCGACGGGTTGTAGTATGCTTTCATTAGCCCGCCGCAAATGCGACCGAGTTCCGAGATGTTCTCCTGTAACTCGAGGGCCTTCTTCTTCGTGATGTACTTCTGATCTCTTGCAATTCCAAATAGAACAAGGAGCAGCTTGAGGTCTGCGTCGACCGCCCGTAAATAGTTTATCCTGCTTTGGGCCCTGATCGACGAATACATCATCGCATTTCGGATAGCCCGGTAGGTCGCTTGCTTGATCTCTTGGCACAAGCAAAACTTCTCGGAGACGGGGAAATTTTTTAGCAGGGGGTAGATTTTTCCGAGAAATATCTCAGCCTTCTTTTGGAGCATGAACGGCTCCATAGATGCACCTCGATTCCCGGATTCGAGCGATTTCGTTATAATTTCCGAAAAACTCGAACCCATAGTCGGTGAGCTCCACTCTCGCGGGCTTCCCTGACATAACGCTGTGCCCCACGATCTCGAGCGTCCTTCCTGTCAGAGAGAGGCCGTCCTCGGTCAGGATGGAAACCTCATCGTCCGATAAAGTCTTGCATCGTCGGCAAGGCGGAATGAGCTCCTCGAAGAAATTGCCGAGGATGCAGCTCGCCTCTCGGCGGGTGCAAGCGACTTTATACATAGATTTTCCGAGCCACGGGGTCGTAGATGCCGCTCGTGATCGCGACGCTGTTCACGGTATCGAAGTTCTTGAGAAACACATTGTTGACCATGTTGTTCAGTGTGGCATCCTTGAGGACTTTAATTTCTTTCTGTGCGTCGCTGATCTGTGCGGCGTGAGTAATGGCCTCGTCCGTGACAGCCTTTATGCCCGAGGTTCGTCTGACTAAGGGGCGTCCCGTCTTGGATGGTTTCTCCCGTCTCCTCGTCGACAACGTGGTCACGCCAGTTGACTTTTTCATACGCTTGCAAGATTATCAACCTCCGTTTCTGTGATGCTGTATTTGAAGGCTACATATAGCCCCTTGCCCGTTGGCTTCTCGAAGGTACGGTCGGTGCTCGCCACGACGTCTCCGTCGCTGTCGACGAGCTTCACATCCGCCACCTGCCCGACGATGGTGTCGTCAAAATAGATGTACACCTTCGCGCTGCTGCCGTCTGCTATCCTGCGGAACGGCGGTGCGGTCTTTGGCTGCCCGTTGAGTGTATAGGCCGCATGGTCGATGGAGTCGACGAACCGCCGCGCGATCTTTTGGACTCCGATCGTTGAAAGAGTTTTAGCCATTATTTGCTTTCTCCTTTCAGGTAGGTTTCCTCTGAGCAGAGGAGATAATTATTGAATCCGCTATCTACCAGGGAACCAATCTCAGCATTAGAGGCGAGCTTGTCGTACATGGAAAAGGCGTGCTCCTGGTAAAACTTCGTGGATGCCGCGATCGTGCCAACCTTCGGGAACTCGACGTCGCCCGCGCCGCTCATGGAGCCAGCCGCGACCGCCGAGGCGAGCAGGTGCCCCGCATTTATCACGCGGGGGAATATGCCGCAAGCGATCTCTCCGCAACGTGGATACCGGGAGGAGCCCATCTCGAAGACCGAGTCGATCTCGATGACGTTCCCCGCGTCCATTCCGTAGGACGGAAGGCTGCTCCCTTCTTTGACCTTCATGACCTCGGCGTCGATGACGTTGAGGTTGTTGACGCCGCTCTGCTTGGAGCCCCGGAGGAAGACGATGAACTCCGCCCACCTTTCGGGGTCTTGCAGCGCGAACGGCTCGATGTAGCTCTGATCGTAGCCGAGGGCGGTGAGGGCGTAAAGGATGCCCGTCTTCGTGCCGCCCCATTCCGAGATCAGGCCCTTCATTGAGAGCCGCGTCCGATAGGCTTCGATGTCTTCCCCCTCGAGCCTCGGCATGTCGCGGTCTCGCCCGTGTACCGGGAGCATGACGGGGCTCGCGCTTGCGACGTTGGCCTCGTCCCGCACTCGGAAGACGTCCTGCTTCATGCCGTCAAAGAGCCGACCGATGACCCGAAAGAAGATGCGGAACTGGTTGACCGTTTGCTTGCCCTTTTTCAGAGGGCCGAGCAGGAGGTCGAACATATACTCGCCGAAGGTGTCGAAGCGTTTCATGGCTTCACTCCCTTCGTTCCACCGTCACGGTGACGGCCCCGAGGGTGATGACCTTATCCTGCTCGAGCGCGACGTCCTCGGCGGGCGTCGTGATCTTGACGTTTGACGCCGACGAGAGGCCCGCCCTGATCGCGTGGTTGATGTCCGAATGGTTGAGCTCGTTGAGCTTGCGGCCCTTGCGGACGGCGAGGAGCTCGGTCAGGATAGCCGTGACCTTGTTTATAACGTCCTCGTCGAGGAGGGCCGCGTCGTCGATCGTGACCGTGACGTCGATGTCCTGGACGACCGTGACGGAGCTCTTGACCAGGATGTCGTCGTAGGGGCCCGCGATCTT